TTATATTTTCAGCCACAGGAGCAACATCCGTAGTAGGAACAAGTGGAGCAACCTTCTACATTACAGGTGTGCAATTAGAAGTGGGAAGTAGTGCTACTGGATTTGAGTATCGTCAGTATGGTCAAGAGTTGGCTTTGTGTCAGCGATATGCTTACAAACTTACTTCTGATTTTGTTGGAATCACAGTAACAACATCAGGATTAGGTGGTGCTTTTTATTTTCCAGTAACAATGAGGGCAACTCCAGCAGGAAGTAGCGGTTCTTTTTCTATGTCAGGCGGTAATGCTGGCACTTATGCAGAAGCAAACGGAACGCCAAGAGGAATTCAAATTTACAATAGTGCAAATAATTGGACTGTTCCAGCCAATTGCAATGTAACAGTAACTTATTCTGCGGAACTATAAAATGTACAAACAATATTTATATACAGATGGAAGCGTTGTTAAAAATTATGTTTTGCGTATTTTAGACAATACTTATATTCCATTCGACCCTGCAAATACAGATTATCAAGAATACCTAAAATGGCTTGAAGCTGGTAATACTCCAGAGGCTGCATCATGACATTTATAATTGATGGAACAGCAGGGGCTACATTTCCTAACGGCACTAATCCTCAAGCTGCACCTAGTAAAGTGTTGCAAGTGGTTTCGGCCACATATTCAACTCAAGTAGATACAACTAGTGGTTCTTATGTTGATACAGGCTTAACAGCTACAATTACTCCTTTATTTTCTACAAGCAAAATTCTTGTTTTGGTAAATCATCAAATTAGTATTTCTGCATCTAGCGGTTATGGAAATGTGGCTTTAAATAGGGCTGGTTCTAACATTGCAGTATTTAATGTTAATTTAATTTCTGGAAGCACGGCAATCGCTGTAGGTTCTGCATTGTCTTATGTTGATTCTCCTGCTACAACATCTGCAACAACTTATAAAACTCAAATTCAACGAGTATCAGGTGGCGGTACATTTACTTCTCAACAAAACGGAGCATTGGCTTCAATCGTTCTTTTGGAGATTGCACAATGATTTATTTATTTGATGCTATTCGTGCTTTAAATCCTTTAATTGTTACTTTACACGGCGATGTAGCTTATGACGCTAATGAACAAGAAGTAATTTATGATAAATCTGCCGCAGAAGCTAAAATGGTAGAACTCCAAGCTGCCGAAGCAAAAGCCGAACAAGATGCTAAAGACGCAAAGGCTTCTGCACTAGCTAAACTAACAGCATTAGGACTAACACAAGCTGAAGTAACTGCACTTTTAGGATAATATGACTGCCTCATACACACAATCTCGTAATGCCGTAATCAATGGTGCCTTGCGTGTATTGGGCGTTATTGGTGCTGGCGATACTCCTACAGACGACGACTACAACAACTGTTCTCAAGCCCTAAATCTGTATATCAAACAGTTACAAACCAAGGGAATGCCATTATGGAAAGTAGAAGACCTACAAGTTCCGATGGTAATTGGACAGAATACTTATACTTTAGGCCCAACCGGTGATGTAGTCTGTACTCGTCCTTTGCGTGTAGTTATGGCGTTTATTCGTAACCCACAGAACCAAGATACCACCTTAATGTGCATCTCTCGTCAAGAGTATATGCAACAGGGTTACAAGCCATCACAAGGCATTCCTAACCAAGTCTACTATGACCCACAGTTAACTAATGGCGTGTTATATGTTTACGACACCCCATCAGCTACGGGTTACACCATTCATCTTCAGGTTCAAATGCCTGTTGATGATGTACTTAATCCTAACGATATTCCTGACTTTCCTTCTGAGTGGTTTAACTGTCTTAAGTTTGGATTGGCAGACCAACTCAGTCTTGAATATGGAGTTCCCGCACAAGTGCGTGCTGAACTAGCACAACGTGCCGCTAAACTAGAAGAAGTAATGACTGATTGGAGTCAAGAGGAAGCTAGTACAGCATTCCAACCTTCTAATAGATATTACAGCTAATTATGGCAATCAGCCGTGTCCCCTGTGGTCACAACATTGGAAGTCGTGACGGCACCTTAAACAAAGATAGCAAGGTCGGTAACGCTATTATCGAAGTTGAGAAAAAAGAATCAACTGCAATTGTTAAACGCCCAGGTCTACTAACTTATCAGACTCCCCCTACTACAGGTGCTGGTCTAGGAGTCTTTGCTGCAGGCACACACTTACTCAGCATTGTTAACGGAACCTTTTATGACAATAACGTTGCTAAGGGCACGGTAGATGCTAGTGATGAATACGATTGGATTTATTCTGTAGACGGCACTCAAGTCTTTTTTAAGAATGAGAACCACGGATATGTCTATTTCTTAGCTTCAGGCACCATTTTAGACCTTCAAGGCACAATTACGACGCAAAGTGGTACTACGGTATCAGGTACCCCTGTAGTAACATTATCTGCATCCAACAGTGCAATTCAAGTTGGTCAGATTGTGACAGGAACAGGAATACCTCTTGGCACTTATGTTTTAACCGTATTTGGAACTGCTCTTACTTTAAGTCAAAATGCTACAGCTAGTGGAAGTACTACTCTTACCTTTACTACCTCTTATCCTGGGACTACTGTTTCAGGTGCTGTTTTCGTAGATGGGTACTATGTTGTTGGAACTCCTGCAGGGTTGTTATACAACTCTAACGTAGAAGACCCAACTACATGGCAAGCAATTAACTACATTGGAGTCGTATCCGATGCAGACCCACTTGTAGCTATTGGTCGAACAATTAACTACATTGTTACTTTTGGTTCCCACCACATGGAGTTTTTCTATGATGCAGGAACTTCGCCAGGTAGCCCATTCTTACCCTACCAAAACGCTGTAATTCAGTTTGGTATTGCAGCCGAAGATTCTTTGGTGCAGATGGACAATACTTTAATTTGGATGTCTACTGCTAGACAAAAGGGTTATCAAGTAATGGCTATGGCTGGTCAGACTCCACAAGTCATTTCAAACCAATACATTGAACGCATTCTGAATCGTTGTAATCCAGACTATGCTTATGCCTCCAGTATTAAGATTTCAGGCCATTCACTTTACGTACTAACCTTGAGAGACTTAGGGTATACCCTAGTATATGACTTTGCTCAAAATGGTTGGACATATTGGTCTTCTATGGAGAATAACCAAGAGACTTACTTCCTTGGACAGTTCTATGCCAAATTTGGTACTTTAGACCTTCTACAACACGTCAATTCAGGCGTTATTTATCAGTTTGACCCTAACACCTACCAAGACTATGGAAACCCTATAAACGTGTTTACAAGGACTCCTTTGGTCGATGGTGGCACCAATTTACGTAAGTTTTGGAGAAGCGTCCAAATCGTCGGAGATAAGGTCGATTCCTATGCTTTAGTCCGGTATACCTCAGACGACTATCAGACATATTCTGCGTGGCAGAACGTTAACCTTAATACCTCTAAATCCGAAGTCCATAGACTAGGGCAGGGTCGTAGACGCTCTTTTGACCTTTTACATCAAGATAATGTACCCTTGAGGCTTGAATACTTTGAAGTGGATGTCGAATCGGGGGATACATGATTGAGTACAAAGAAGAAACTTACGACCAAGTTATTGACGAAATTAAACCATTACTTGAAGACCATTGGGAAGAAATAGCCCTACATAAGGATACTATTAAATTAAACCCTGATTACGACAGATATGAAAAGATGTTCAAATCAGGTCAAATGAGGATAGTAACCGCTAGAGATGATGGGAAATTGGTAGGATATTGCATATTATTGCTATACCATCATATCCATTATAAAGACCAATTTATGGCTATGGATGACATTTTTTTCATTGCCAAAGATTATCGTAAGGGCTTGACAGGTGTAAAATTGTTCATTAAGACCGAAGAGATAATGAAGCAGTACGGAGTTAAAAAGCTGTCCATGAATGTAAAAGTACATCAGGACGTAGGGCCAATATTTGAACGTTTAGGATATAAAGAGACTGAGCGTATGTTTACTAAGATGATAGGATAGATTATGGGTGGAGCAGTCGCCGCAGTTGGAGAAGCATTCGGAGGTGCAGCAGCAGTAGATGCTGGTGTAGCCGCAGCAGATGTCACAGCAACCGCAGCAGTTGATGCAGGAGTCGCTACCGCAGCAGACGTTGCAGCAGGTTCCGCTAGTGTTGGTGATGCCTTAGCCGCAGGTGCTACCACTGCAGATTTGGTTTCCGCAGGAGTCCCCGTTGCTGATTTATTGTCAGCAGGTGTATCTGCAGGTGATTTGACGGCAGCAGGAGTAACGGCAGAGCAATTAGCCGCAGCAACCCCCGCATTAGAAACCGCAGCAGCAGGTGCTGAGTCTGTACCATTCCAACTGGCTGACGGGACTATGGGTTCTATTCAAGGTGGTAATATCCTTGATGCAGCAGGTAATGTAGTTGCTAAAGGTGGCGTAGGTACAACTTTAGGCGATTTAGCTGGATATGCTAAGACTGGTGCTCAACTTATTGGTGGTATCGGACAGTTAGGTCAAGCAGGTGCATTACTTACTGGTGCTGGAGCAACTAAACCTGGTGTAGCAGACCCATACGCAGCATATCGTCCACAAGCCGCAGCACAACTACAAAACTTGCTAACAAATCCTAGTACCATTACTACAACTCCAGGTTATCAATTTAACCTTCAACAAGGTCTCCAAGCTCAACAAGCTCAACAAGCTGCACAGGGTAGTTTAGTATCAGGCGGTGGATTGTTGCAAGCTCAACAGTTTGGTCAACAGTATGCTACTTCTAGTTTACAGCAACAACAAGCATTACTTTCTCAGTTATCTGGTGCTACTCAAGCCCCTGCGGGTGCGGCACAAGTTCAACAAGGACTCAATTTCGGACAAGCAGGAGCACAAGCATTAGGATTGCAAGGATTGGCTAGTGGTGCAGCAAACGTAATTAATCCATTAGCAACCCTATACGCACAATACAATAACCCTTCTCCTTCGGTGTCGTAATATGGCAAGTCTTTCAGAATTAGCTAGTGTATTGCAAACAAGTCCTGCTCAAGCATTTAGGCAGGAAGATACTGCATACCAACAATACCAATTACAACAACAAGCATTACAGCAAGCCAAGCAAGATATGGCTCCTCAACCTTTATCGGGTATGACGGGTGCTGGCACTGTAGGCGGTAAAGCACAACCGTTAGGTGCCATGGCTGGCAATATGGTAGGCCCACAATATAAGTTGACAACTGCTGATGGTGATTTAACAGCTTCGGGATTGGTTAACCAAACATTGATTACTTCTCAAACAGAAGCTATGCAAGCTCAAAAAGCACTTACAGAAGCTAATTATTACAATGCTATTGGAAAACCTGAATTAGCTGAAAAGTCTAAAGAGGAGGCACGTAGGCTTCAAACTAAATCTCAAGAAACTTTACAAAATGCTCAGAAATTAAAAACTGATGCTAGAGATGATTTCATGAGTGCTTTGTATCGTGCTAAAAGTCAACAAGATTATGACCAAAGATTAAAAGATGCTATAGAGCGTACTGGTGTGCCAAAACCTGAGCAGTTACCAGATGTTTGGACTCCTGAATTAAAAGACAAATTCTTAAGCAAAATGTCTCCTGTAATGAGACAAAAAACAGAAGCAGAAGACCGTGCAGAAGCAGCATCTAAGCGTGCAGCACAAGCATTAGCTGACAAAGAACGCAAAAATACCGCAGCAGACCAAAACAACTTACCAAAACAACCCGTTACAAAAGTTGTAGATGGAAAAGTTGTGCCAACGACGTTTGATGATGCACTTGCTAATCCAAAATATGGTGTAGCAACAGGAAAAGTTTCAACGGATGACAAAAAGGTGGCACGTAGGGTTAACACTGATTCACAATTAATTCTTTCTAGTTTGGATGATGTGTCTACACTTAATGAAAACGGCTCAAAGAGTGTTACAGGAACAACATTTTCAAATCTTCCAGACAAAGGATTATTGGCCGCTCCTGCCAAAGCATTGTCAAATAATATGTCTGATACCGATGCACAAATGTATGATTCAATTCTTGGGCCAGCTACTCGTGAAATGGTGCAGTTCTTAATGCCAGATTATCGACCAACTGATGCTGCATTTCAAAAGACAGAGGCAATCTACAAAGGTAGGTCTGGAGAGCCACATATTGTTCAAATTCAAAAATTGGCTAAATTGCGTCAAGACTACGAAAATGCTGGAAAATCTTATTTAGATGCTGGAATTATGAATGCAGAGCAAGCCAAAGAATTCAAGGCTAATGTGTTAAAGTCTCGCCAAATGATTCCTTATTCTGTTAAAGATGTGGTTGAATTTAAAAAGCAAATGGACTCTAATCCTGATTTGACTATAGAAGATTTCTTAAAATCAAGATATAGCGGAAAACCTACTGCATCTACCGAATCAAAAGCTGAAAAGACTAATGAAGGTGTGCCATCATTACCACAGGGAGTTCCTTCAAGTGCTCAATACAGCCCATCACAAAAAAAGTGGTGGTGGCAAGAAAACGGACAATGGAAATCACAATAAATGGCAAACCCCCCATCCGATTTGTTTTCTCCACCTTCTGATTTAATTAGTGCTGGAAGTCCTCCCAAAGATTTAGTATCTCCTCCAAGTGATTTGGTTGGCGGTCAAGAGCCCACCCAAAAATATGCCGATGTTATTGGTTTGACCAAACCAGTTGAAACAGAAGGTGGTGCAGCATTAATGGCACCCACTTCTAAACGTAAAGATGTACCTTTGGCTCAGCAACCATTTGGTTGGGATAAGTCTAAAATGGGTTCAGTTCATTTAAAAGAGTATGGTTCTAACATTTCTAGAGGTGCGGCTACTGGTGGAGCAATAGGCGGTGTTATTGGTGGTTTTACTGGCCCAGGTGCTTTAGCTACCGCCACAGGTGGGGCAATAATGGGTGCTGCATCTGGTTTGGCTGAATCTGTTGCTAAAGACCTTGGGTATGGTACTGGGACACAAACTCTTGCTGGATTGGCTACTGGTATGCCAGCACCAGTTAAAAATACTGTAGATTTTTTAGTTAAATCTAAATTGGCAAGTTCAGTATTTAACAAAGCCGAAGATATTGCATTAAGTTTAATTCCAAAATATGGCACTGTTCGTAAAATAGCATCTGTTTTTCCCAAGAGCGAACCAACCATTTCAGGGCGTGAAGCACAAAATGCACTTGGAGTAGAAGCTAAAACTATTGGAGTTGGTGGTAATGATTTTCGTCAAGCTGCCAAAGCCGAAATTGAAGCAGAACATGGACCTGGCACTACTGGCAAAGGAATGTATGAAAAAGCAAAAGAAGCCTATGATTCGACCGGTGCTAAGTTTTTAGAATCGGAACAGTACAAAAACTTAATCAACAAATTACCTGAAGGCACTAAAGCCGCACAAGAGGCTAGGCTTAAATCATTTTTTACAAATGAACAGGGTATGCCAGAAACTGGTGATGTCATTATTAATAAATTAAAAAGTCCTCAATTTAATGCTCTTAGCAAAAAAGAAAAGGATGCTGTACGTAATACATTCAATGATTATCTTGAAAAAACTACTGGTACTAGAGCAGAAGAAAATGCTCGCAAAGTATTTGAAAAGGAACGTGTTGCTCAAGCAAAGGATGAATTGCCATTTTATTTTGAAAAGGGCAATGCTACTGAAATTAATAAACAAATATTTAACTATGCAAAAGATGCTGACGGTGCAAAAATGTTTAAGCAGGAGTTTGCAAGTTACTTATCTGGTAGAAAAGTGTCTGAAGCTAAAAAACTATGGGGTGATATTGCCGATAGTGTTCGTGCAGCACTTATTAAAGACCCAGTAGAATTTCAAAAAATTAGTGACATTATAAATAATGCACAGACTCAAAAAGATTTATCCCGTGCTAAAACTTTAATTATTAAATCAACTTATGGTGCTTATGAAGCACAAAGAAAGAAAAAATAATGCCACTCAAAAAAGGTAGTTCACAAAAGACCGTTGGTTCTAATATTAAGAAGCTCAAGAGCGAGGGATACCCACAAAAACAATCTGTGGCTATTGCTCTTTCTAAGGCTGGTAAATCTAAAAAACAATTGCCTAAAAAGAAGATGAGCTAATGTTTATTCTTTTAATTGACCCTGCTGGTGCTTTAGTTGACTTTGGTGTTCGTTGTATTGCAGAAGGACACACCGTTAAGCAATATATTCGCCCACATGGTCAAGAGCGTTCTAAGATTGGTAAGGGCATTATTGACCAAGTCTTAAATTGGGAACTGTACATTAAACAAGCGGACTTAATTGTTTTGTCAGACAACGCATTTGAGATGCGTAAATTGGAGAAATACCACGAAGAGGGTTATCCAATCATCGGGACAAACCAATTGGGTGCCAAGATGGAACTAGACCGTGATTATGGTCAAGAGATTATGCGTAAGGGTGGACTAGCAGTAGTTCCTTCTTTTGAGTTCCATGACTACAACTCTGCCATAGACTTTGTTAAGGCTAACCCTAAGCGGTATGTATCTAAACCATCTGGTGACGCTGACAAAGCTTTATCCTATGTTTCCAAATCTCCTGCTGATATGGTATTTATGTTGCAGCGTTGGAAGACTAGCGGTAAACAACGGGACTTTATTCTCCAAGAGTTTGTGCCAGGCATTGAATTTGGTGTAGGTGCTTGGATTGGGCCTAACGGATTTAACAAAAACGTTGCAGAAGGCTTTGAGCACAAGAAGCTCATGTCCGGCAACTATGGCTGTAATACAGGGGAGCAGGGTACCGTTTTGAAATACTGCACAGAATCTAACCTGTTTAATGACACCCTAAAACGCTTTGAAGACTACCTTTGCTATATCGGTCATACAGGATTTGTAGACCTAGCCTTCATTATTGATGAAAAGGGTGAGCCACGCCCCCTAGAGTGGACTATGCGTAAAGGGTGGCCTTTCTTTAACATTCAACAAGCCGTCCATAAAGGCTCTGTTGTCGATTGGATGGTGGACTTAATCAATGGCAAAGATTCTCTCAAAGTTAGCTACGACGTTGCTACTGGTATCGTTATCCCTATTGGGGATTACCCTAGGTCTAAGACTACTGGACGTGACCATTCTGGATTTCCTATCTATGGTTTACCCGACGAGTTATCAAAAGATTTTGCCTTATGCGAGGTAATGGTTGGGAATGCCCCTCAGAACGACGAGAACGGCATTGTAGAGCGTCCAAGCCTAGTGACGGCAGGTGACTATGTACTCGTGGCAAACGGGGTAGGAAAGACCGTTAAACAAGCCTGTGAGCGTGCCTACAAAAATGTCAAGAAAATTGAGATTCCTGACTGTATTAACGTACGAGATGACATTGGTGAAGGCATGGAAGAGGCTATTCCTGCCCTACAGAAGTATGGATATGCCGAAAACTGGTGTTATGAAGAGTCAGATGACGAATAATGGCAAAGTTAGCACCTCCACCTCCTACTAACCAAGACGTATCTTCCAGACAGTTCCGTGACTGGTTCTATAGCGTTTTCCAATTTATTAACCAGCAAACTGGTACCTTGGGAACAATGGCTTATGAGAATGCCAACTCTGTAGCAATTACAGGGGGTTCGATTGGTGGTGTAGGAATTACAGGTTCTACCATCAACAATACCCCGATTGGTAACACCACACCCTCTACTATTTCAGGCACAACTATATCTGCTACAAGTCAATTTAATGGCTCTGGTGCAGGTCTAATAAATATTCCCTATACAGGAATTACTGGATTAGCAACAGTTGCTCATACAGGAGCTTATTCAGACCTTACAGGCAAACCTACAGGATTATCTGTCACAATTACTACTGCAAAATTAACCGTTACCGGCACTAATGGAAGCATGACCTTTACCAATGGAATTCTAACTGCACAAACCCAAGCGACCTAATTATGGCTATCAATCTAACCGACGACGAACTCGAAGAACTCGTTGAAAAAGTAACCGAAAAAGTTATTAACAATTTCTACCAAACCGTAGGCGAAGGTGTTGTTACCAAAGCCATTAAAATTATTGGTATGGGTGTAGTTGCCCTATTAATTTATCTTGCAGGTTCTGGACAACTCAATATCAAATGAAAGAAATACTGAAACAACTTCTTACCGGCAAAGATAACGAGACCCTAGACATTGGTAGGGTAACTTGGTTATTAGGTTTTATTGCCGTGATTGCTATTGCTGGTTATGAAGTTATGAATGCACAGGTTAGCTTGAGAGAGCTTGCTGAGGCATTGGGTATTGTATCTGGTGCAGGTGGAGCAAGCGTTATGATGAAAAAGGACGCAGAGCCACAATGAACTTTTTACTTAAATTAATAGGTGGTATCGGTGGACAAACTTATATTTATATTGCTCTTGTACTTGGCGGGTTTGGTGCTGGCTTTTATGTGGAGCATCTACGTTTTGTGGAGTTCAGACAGGAAGTCCAAATTGCAGGAGAAAAGCAACAGGCAGAGACCCAAGCCAAAATCAAAGAACAGGAATTAATCAATGAAAACATTAAACAAACTTATGAAGCTCGTCTTACTAGCATCCATACTTTCTATACTGGGATGCTCGACTCCCGTAGCGGTGCAGTGTCCAGCGTTCCCAACGCCACCATCACAATTAATGGAGAAACCCATAACATACTATCTGTTGCCGAAGAATGCTCCGTCACAACAGTCCAACTGATTACATTACAAGACTGGGTCAATCAACAAATTAGCTTAAACAAATGAATAACGAACAATTAGCATCTTGGGTAACTCTGATTGCCACATTCACTTTATGTGTAACTGTATTAGCTATGGTCACCGTATTCATGTTCGGATTCTTTGACCCACAGGTAGATAACAATAAACTATTTGAAATAGTAGGCCCTGCATTTCAAACCATCGTTGGTGGTTTTATTGGCTTGATTACAGGGATTAAAATAGGCTCGGATAGTCAAGCCACTTAGAGGGTATCCACAACCTAGATATTTTGTGGCTTTCTATCTAGGGCATCAACGAATTGGCAGGCGAGGTGGTGTCCCCTCACCCTGCAGCCATATCTAAAGCCTTAGTACGGACTTCCTGAACACGTCTAGTCCACCCCTTTCCAAAAACAGGGAATGTTTTGAGTAATTCTAGGAATTGTTGACGTTTATCAGAGAACTCATTAATCATCGTTACTGCGTTCATTTGATTTATAGCAGCAACAGTATTATTGCCGATAGCACCATCAGCAAAAACACCCACGATTTCCTGTATGAAACGAGCAGAACGACCCACCCCACTATTAATAGCACAATCAAAAATGCAATAATCAAGTCCCGAAGGAAGAGCATCTCCGTGTATGGCATCCCAGTAGTTCCTTTTATACAGTGGTTTTACATCTTCCTTAGTCAGGGCTTTCATGTCATCTACTGTGACAGGATGTCCAACGAAAGATTCCCATACCTTTTGAGTGCATCCCCAATTAGTAGGCCCTCCAGGGTCTTTTGGATTATTAACGAATCCTCCCTCGTTTACGATGACAAGGTCAAATGATTTATCCCAATTTCTGTTCATTGGCTTTCTCCTTGGCTTGATTGATAGCTTGCCATAGTATTGCCATCAACCCTTCTTGGATTAAGAGTTTCATACCATCGGCATCAATATTCAGTTCGCAATCTGCTGACCCATCAGGGTTTTCACAAATCTCTGTCAGTTCTATTTTCATACTTTCATTACCTCTCCACGAAAGAATGCTAACCCCTCGTCTTCATCAATGACTTGTACAAGTTCAGGGGGCATTAGTTGTCCATTACGGAAAGTCAATACTGCAAATCCTGACCGCCAGTTGACGGCTGTGTCTTCTAGGTACTCCCACTTATCACCGCCTAGTGCAGCCATTGTTCCGGTATCAACGCCATATTTGTCGCCAGTATAATCTGTCCACGGAGTCACTTTTAAGGAATGCAGATGGCCTGTGACCATTGAGACGCCGCCCTTCAGAACGTTGTTGTATTGTGCATGGATACCATTGTGCCAACGGTGCTTAATCATTGTGTTGTTATTGACCATAATTGACCAAGAATATTTCCAATTAGGTAGGTGGTCTGCTAGAGCAAAGCCCTTAACACCCTCATACTGAGGGAGTACATTAGACAACTTACCGTCAAAACGCAGGTCGTGATTGCCAATAGTGCGGTGCAAAATAGCGTTACCTGAAACAGATTCAATCTCTGCCAAACGTGCTTGAACTTCATCTAACTCCTCCTTGACTGTGGGGCTATCTGCATATCCAATTCTATGGTGAGCACTAATGGTTGCGTTATCCATAATGTCGCCATTCAATATTACGGCTTGTGGCTTAAGGTCTTTAACAATCTTGACAAATGCTCTATGGGCGGTAGATACATAACCAGGCCAATAGTGACAGTCAGAACCAACAACAATTAATCCATCTTCCATAAACAGATTGGTGCGGATTCTATCTTCAGGTAAAACATACTGATGCTTTTTTGCTCCACGTTGTGCAGAAGTAGCTAGTAGGGTAATCCCTCGTTTTCCTTCAATCCTTGCTCGTCTTGCTAAAACATTACGAACATTAATACCTAATTCTTCTGCTAATTTTGTTGCTGATTGATGCTTATTCCATAGTTCTATAAAACGCTCTTCACTTACCGTCGCTTGTACCATTTTTCGTCCAAATAATAGGTTTGTCGTTATCTAAGCTATAAACCTTAACAGGTTCTCCAGAATACAAATCACTTTGACAGGCAGCCCATACCGCTTCTTCGGCTTTATGTCCTAATGCCATGACTGCTAATGCCGCAGCAGTTCCGCTACCAATTGCATCTACGTCTTCGTGCTTCCAAAACTCTAAATCTTTACCTGAAATAAATAATCCATCTGAACAAAGCAACATAAAGTCTGCATCATTCTCAATCTTGATAATTGGTGGCTTACCCTTCTTACCATCCTTAAAGTATTCAACCACCTTTTGAACACTCATTAAATCTCCGGCACCCGCTAACCATCCCTGAGGTACTTTAAATACCTTGGATAAGTTAAATGCTTTGGTATCGGAATCGTCGTCTGATGTTTGACTATCAGAGACAAGAATCATTCTTTTTGCGTCGCCAACAATAGTCGTCATAGTATAGGTGAGACCAAAAATAGTCCCACATTGTTAGGTGACACGACAAGCGGACGGAGGGGAGCCGTCAAGGGGAAGTGGGGGATGAGTGCTTGCCGTGTCATTTGTTAGTGTACTGCATTAATTCTGTCGGGCAAAGTCGCCATGTAACTTTTCTCTAAATTTTTGCATATCTTCTTTAGCAGATTCTAAGTCTGTGTAATATCCTAAATGGATGGTTTTGCCGTTTATTTTGCATTTTGCCCTCCACTTATTGTTGTGTTTGCTCCAACTTACCCCTTTTACACCAGATGTATTGGTTGTACCAATTCCTTTATTACTACAATTTTGACTTCTTGTTGCTGGCCTTAAATTCTCAATTCTATTATTTAATTGGTCATTATCCTTGTGGTCTACCTCTTTTGGCAAGTATCCGTGGTGCATAAGGAAAATTAACCTATGATTTCTATAGACTTTACCATTTAAACCAGTAGTCAAATAACCTTTATCCAAACATCCAGCTTCATCCCCAATATTTAATCTTTGGGCTTTTTTAACTTTCCAAAATAATTTGCCATCTTTATAGTCAAATATTGATTGCAAATATTCTTTTGTTAATTCCATTTAAAACTCCGTTTTCCAAGCAGGACAAAATTTAGAAACAGAACAGTACCTTTCACATCTTCTATAGGTTGCTGGTCTATGTTCTATATTATAGCCTTTTGGTACAGACGAGTCATCAGGTTTTTCTTCAAATAATTTAGTTGCTTTTTTGCCACCAAATTTCATTAATGCCCATTTTTCTTTGGTTGCCCAACGCTCTTCATCTGTGCATATATCTGGATTTGATTTTTGATGCAATGCAACACGCTCAAACACATATCTTTCGGCTTCTTCCAAAGTCCACATACGAACTGGCAAAGTCATAATAGCTCTTGCTGGATATTCGTGGTCTCGTTTTGACTCCATCTCACGCCAATCACGGAAGATGGTAATAATCTGTAACTTGTCAACTTCGGTGTCGTTTTTATGCAACAGCCATCTGAGGACATTAAGCTGTCTTTCCCACTCAATTTTACCTGCAGCACCATAGACGGAGGTGACCTTGTAATCAGATAGCGTAGAACCCTCTAAAACGTCAAATGCACCGCCTAATTTCCATCCTAATACCTCGGCATATACTCGCTCCTCAACTCGTGCTGTGCGCCCTTTATAAGCCATTTCTAGCAGGTGGTGGACAGAGCTTCCAAATAACGCCCAAACACGGTCTGAAGCGTCCTCCTCCATCTCCTCATAATGCTCTTTACCTAGCTTCCTGATTAAAGGTGGCTGAATAAGCTGAGTAACGGTAATATCGCTACTACCTCGGGTATACCCTGTGTTTTGGACTGCATTGACTATTGGGTCTGGTAACCCAAATTTATTGGTAAGACGCATAGTTTTCCTTAGGTGGGCTACTTACAGACCCCAAATGTATGTGAAGCATTAAAAATGTCTGCTTTCGCCCGTAAATCAAAATGGAACTGACTCGTCTTCAATTTCAGGCTCAGGCTCACGACCTGTTGCCACGATAGGTAGACCAGTTTCCTCTAACTCTTTGCTCATCAGAATCTTCTTTTGAACATAGTTAGACAATGACTCAAATACCTTTTGGTCAAAGTTTCCAATATCAAACTTGACTGCAGGATTAACCAACTCAGGACAAGCCATACCTTTAGGTAAAGCCATTATTGAACCTACATTAGCGTAAGTTTTAGAGCCATCTTTAGAAGGCTTGTGTACCACACCCAATAGGCATGGAGCACCTAATACATTCTCAAGACTAAAGTTACGCAATTCTTCCGCAGTAAACGGACGACCACGCCAGGCTTCCAAATCTTTACGAAGATTAGCCTTGTCACCAATTGAAGCTGTGTATTCACGTGAGATGGAGAATGGACGGCCATCGCTCATCATTTCGTTTAATTCCCAAGTAATACGAACTTTAGGGGCTACTTTAGCTTCGCCCTTCCACTCAAAGGTCTGATGACCTAAATCAATAATTTGATAACAACGTGCAGCAAAACTACCTGCTGGACAATTTTCAAATTCTGTACTACCGCCATTACCGGCATTAACTGTTAGAGACATTTTCTAATTCCTTTTCTAATTTAACTATCAAACCTTGAATCTTATCTATATCGGTTGTTACTGCCATCAACTGCCATTCAAGACGTTCCTTTTGAAAACGGTAGTCCTCTAGGCGAGCTTCAAGCTGTTCTTGCTCACGCATTACTGTTTCGTAATATTCCTGTTGTGACATATCATCCTCCCTATACAAATTTTACTTGCTATTTAACCGCCAGTCAATGTAATTCTTTAACATCATTGCTGCCATTTCTAACTTCTCTGCTTTTGCTCTTGCTTCCTCTAAACTTCTTTCGTTTAAATCGTCGTGTACATCTCGTGTCAATCCCTTGATAATTAAAATCATCTCTGAATAGTCAATCATTTCTTTCCTTTACAAAATACCTTTTTCAACTTCGACATACCACCCAGTTAGAAAAATAATTAAGTCGTCCTCACCTTCTCCTATAACGGTTAGATTACCCGCAGGAGTTACCTTCTGAATCAGTCCAATATGTGGTTTGTCGTCTACATACCCCGTAATAATTATAACTGTATGATGCCAGGCAAGAGCAGTCAATAGTATCTTCTGTCCCTGTTTCATCTCCTCGTCTTCTCGTTTCCATTCTCCGAACAAGAATACTCCTCTACGCTCTAGCACCATATCAATGTTAGAAGGCATAAAGTGGGGATTACTAGGTATAAACCCTCGTAAAAAACCAAAGTCAATATGTGGGGCGTTTGCGTTACGCATGGCAGGAATCATACTTTTGACAGTTCCAATCTTTCTAACATGACTTCGATTGCAGCCATCCATCCCGCCTCAAACCCTTCCCAACTAGTAGGATGATTCTGTCCTTTTGCAGGTGGTTTCCATTCTTCAGCCCAATCTTCGTATGCTTCTTGAATCTTATTCACTTTATTCCCCTTGTTTAAAATCTTATCATGTTCGGCACCTACCGAATCCCCATTCCAATTTACTGTAACTGATACTGGGTCTTTATCTTTCCAATACTCAAATGATAGGAATGCTCCGCCTTCAGGCCCAATACCTAGCCAATGCGGAATGCCGTCTGGAGAGCTTACTGTTTTACCTAATAGACTATGAGTTCCGTCCGGTGCTTCCACTTGCCATTGTTGTACGTCAGGGTTATCCCTACCCTCAAGATTAAATTGAATGTTACCTGCTAAGTAGACAAAGGCAGACTCCACACCTGGATGAGTATGTGGAGGAGAGGTGCTATATGGTTCAGATACATACATTTCTACCTGAAACCGTCCTTCACGATACAAACACAATGACATTGCATTATCTGTGGCAAATACTGGATTTTTAAATGGTGGTCTTAATGGCATACCATTTGCCATATACCAATCTCTAAACTCTTCAACTGTTGACCACATATTCGCCTTTCGTTTGTGCGTGTTGTTCTCCAACCAATTCACCTTCCCAATGCACTGTTACAGATACAGGGTCTCGGTCTTTCCAATATTCAAAGATTAAAAAAGCACCACCTTCAGGGCCTACCTTGAGTGCGTGCATCTTACCGTCATTTTCTTCGGCAACAGCACCAAGCAGCTTATGGGTGCCTTGGTCTCCTTCGACCTGAAACTCCGTTAAGTCTCGGTAATTACCCTCAGCATCTGAGAACGATATATTGCCAGTCAAGTACATAGATACCGACTCAATGTTTGGATGACTATGTAGTGGAGAACCTGTATTAGGTTTAACAATGTACAACTCAACTTGAAAGCGTCCTACCCTATACAAACAGAGTGCATAGGCAATATCTGTACAGTGAATGGGTGATTTAAACGGAGGCCTAATAGGATGACCATTAGCTAACCACCAATCCTTAAATGCCATTACTGGACTAAATTCATTCTTCATCTGCAATTCCCATTAAAAACTGTTTAAACCTATCTAGTAACCAATTAACTTCTTGAATATCGCCACAACTACTAGCATAGTATTCGTTGCCGTCTTGGTCGTAACCCATGATACAAACCATCTGCAATATCTTGGCACCGTCAAGGACTTCTTGTACCGGAACCTCGCCCTTAGTACCGCTTGGAAAGCCTATGACTTCACCCATGTCAGCCCCTGATATATGTCAATATGTTGACCACCGTATCAACACAAGATGTAATGCAAAGGATTACAATAAGCAAGGACTCGGTGACATTGAATTTCATTTCTCTTGTGCCTTTCTTAGTAAATCAACACCGCCATTGTCATCGTTTTTAAATCCGTTATAGAACATATGCTGACTGAAAGCATTAAGCACCGCTATTTTTGTTTTATCATCAGGCATTTCAGATAAAGATTTATTGATTGCATCAGTTATTTCTTGTATTGCTTGTTTGTATGGAATTATCATTTCTCTTGTGCCTTTCTTAGTATTGCTCTAGCAAAATCAAATAACTCATTGTGAAAGTCTGCGGCAGTTTCAATGCCATCGTTGATAGCTTTGCCATCCACATTAAAACCACATTTACTTGCTAACTGATACATTTCCTCATCTGTTAGCGTCTTTGCTGGATGGGTGTAAAGTGGTGTACCAACTTTTAAAACAGTATCAACCATTTTTGGGGCAAATTTATTTAGCCCTGTTACATACGCTACTGGTTCATTGTTCATTTGTTCTTGCTCCAACCATTACATTTAGCTAGGAAGTCAATAGCACGGTCAAACTGGTCTTGCATATACTCCAGGTCTTCTTGTTGCTTACGAAGTACCTTGATAATGCTATCCATCGTAATGTCCCCTGCAATGGCAATAGTAGGGGTTACATGGGACTCTAAGTAGTCCGCTAGGTCTTTAGAGTTCATCATTTCTTTTTCTTCCTTAGGTCTTCAGAGTGTAATTTCTTAACAGTCTTAGGTACTTGTTTAGCTTTCTTGGCTACCTTGGCAGCTTCTCCACGATTGGCAAATGTTCCGTCTGACAGAACAAATCCTCGTTGACCTTCTGTTTTCAGGTCGTCATGGGACTCTTGCTTAGACTTTGCCTTGACTACTTTTCCAGAGGTCTTCTTGACTGCAGGGACAGATACTTTTTTAGTCGCCATTCTTGGAGCACTCCTTCGTTTTGACAATGCCGTGGGCACGCTCGATGGCCCTAACAATGTGCGTAATGCTGTACGGAATGTGTAAGTTAAATGCGATGGTGTCAATTTCTTCATCGGTAAGAGCTTTGCGATTAAAGACTGCAGCCATTTCTTTGTAGTGGTCATTACTAATCCTTTCTAAAATTTGTATCTGAGTGGATACAGCACTGTCGGCTTGTGCCAAGATTCGGTCTTCGGTGGTAAAAGTTGTCATGTTTTCTCCTTAAAAACAAGTGATTAACTGCCCGTTTTGAATACAAGTAACCATTTTCCCATCCGGTGTAATGATTTGGGTAGTCTGGGCTGGTGCGTAGTGACACATAGTCAAACCTAGTGCAAATACGCAGATATACAATTTCTTCATGCTCCCTCCAATTGTCTAGCATCTCGTTCATTAAAATCTACTTTACTAAAGACCCTATCAAATACCTTGTAGCTAGGAGCTTTAGGCGTGTCAGGGCTGAACTTACCCCGTAATACAAAAGATACGAATGCAGTACAAGCCATATCTTCATAAGCACATTTCTCAACGTGCTCACAACTATCACAAGGGCAGACCTCCCTTGAAATCCGTTGTACCAAGGACTCCCTAATGTTGTTCTTGGTCAGGTCTTCTTTTACTATTCTCTCGAAGTAAGCATCTCGAAGTTCCTGTTTGTTCATAGACCTTGTTCCACTTCATGTTGTGCTCG